CTGGAAGACATGGTGGCGCTGAGCCTGCCGGATGATACCACCAACACCACCGAGGAATGAGAAAGGAGAACGAAGTTATGAGCAACAAGGAAAAACTGACCGAGCGCTGGACGCAGGGCCGCATCTCTGAGGCGATGCTGCGGGTGTATGTCCGCAAGGGCATTATCTCGAAGGCGGATTTCGAGGAAATCTGCGGGAAGAAGTATTAAAACTTCAAAATTTCAAAATGGAGGATAACATATGGCCTTTGATATTTTGAAACTGACAAGCCTGATAATGGATGCAATTTGCAAGAAGGCCCGTGAGACCGTCCAGTCCGAAAATGAGGTGAGTTTCCAGATGGAGAGCGCTGCACGAGCGGCGGCCGTAAAGAAGAGCGTTTTCAACATGATGGACGCGGCGCGGTATCAGGGCAATATCAACTGGGACGCCGTGAAAGCGTCCGGGAAGGTGGACTGTGTCCTGCTCAAGACCGTATCCACCAACTCGAAGTTCAGCAAGCGGAAGGATGGGATCTACATCGACCCCACCTTTGAGCGGAACTATGCCGAGTGCAAGCGGGTGGGCCTGCCGGTGGGGGTCTACTATTACACATACGCTACCACGAAGGCCATGGCGGATGCAGAGCTGGCTGTACTGAAAACTGCGCTGGCAGGGAAGACCTTTGAAATGCCTGTTTGTGTGGATGTGGAAGACAACAAGCTCGTCAAGCTGAACAAGGGCAGTCTGACCGCTCTCGTGGACTACGAGCTGAGGAAGCTGGAAAGCTGGAGCGTCTACGCACTGCTTTATACGGGACTCAATTTCAGCCTGACCCGTCTCAACATGGCAAAGCTCAAAGCCTATGACGTCTGGGTGGCGGCCTACCGCAAGAGCATGAAAAAGCCCGCGACCAGCTACAAGTACGGCATCTGGCAGTACACGGACGAGGCCCGCATCCCGGGTGTGAGCACGAATGCTGACATGAGCTATGCTTACAAGGACTATCCGGCCATCATCAAGCGGGCGGGACTGAGCCGGGTGAAGGGGGCGTGAAGGTGACGGAGACGTTCATTCTGGAACACGTCGGCGAGCTGGCGTTCACGCTTCTGGGTGCGGCTGTGGGCTTTTTGTGGAAGAAGCTCATAGACATGGTGAAGGAGCAGAAGCATCTGCGCGATGGTGTCCTTGCCATGCTGCACGACCGGCTCTACCAGAGCTGCACGTATTATATCAAAATGGGATGCATTGACACGGGCAGTCTGGACAACGTGGGCACCATCTACCGTGCCTACCACGGACTGAAGGGGAACGAGACGGGAACGAACCTGTACAAGAGGGTCTGCGCTCTTCCCATCGAAGAGGGAGACGAGCCGCAACCCGAGATCCCTTAAAATTCAAAATGGAGGCTGCAATGAGCAAGTTCAAAGATATTTCCCTGGCGACCATCGTGCGGACGCTGTGTCTGGTGTTTGCACTGTTCAATCAGGTGCTGAGCGCCTGCGGGCATCCGATGATCCCGCTGGACAACACGCAGATGGAGCAGTTTCTGACCAGCGTCATCACGGTCATCGCAGCACTGGTGAGCTGGTGGAAGAACAACTCGTTTACGAAAGAAGCCATCGAGGCGGACAAGGTATACGACAGGCTGGTGGCGAGCAGGAAGCGCGGAGACTGATATTTTTGTCGCGACACGGCAGAACAATGCATTGACATTATACAGTGTGCATCGAGGGTCGTTCGTTCTGCCGTGACGAATACAGCACACGAGGGAAGCTGAGCCGGCTCGGCATCAAAATAGAGTCCTGACTGTGTGCGGGAAAAGTCTCATTGATATTTTTGCCCGGGTGGGCGAGGATTTCAGGGACTTTTCTTTTTTTTGAATTCTATCGCAAGGCAGAGTGGCGGCCTGAACTGACCGACATATCTGCGATACGCAATCCAACGATGTTGCCTTTTGCATTGAAAAAGTTGGATTGCATGTATTCTAGATTAGAAGGAATTTTTCAAAATGACCCATTACTCATGCCTGAAACGAGAAAAGCAGGATGCACACGCCCATTTTTGCCTGTAATATCCTTTTGTAAAGACTTTTATAAAGAAAAGAGGTTTACGGCATGAAAGAAGTTCCGGTATGGGAGAAAACGACCCTTACATTGGAAGAAGCCGCGGCTTATACGGGAATAGGCGAGAACCGGCTGCGGGACATCACCAACGACGAGCAGAACCTTGTGCTCTGGGTGGGAACCAAACGGCTCATCAAGCGCAGGGCGCTGGAGAAGTACATCGACCGGACCTATTCCGTGTGAGATGGCTGGCATCCGGGGCTTTGGTGTGGTATACTCTGGGTGTCACATCAGAGCTTCTTATAATGTAAGGAGTTCTACTATGAAACGAAGAAAAGACAATAAGGGAAGAGCGCTGAAGGAAGGGGAAAGCCAGAGGAAGGACGGGAGGTATCAGTACAGGTGGACAGATCGGCGAGGCGAAAGGCACATCCTTTATGCGATGGACCTGAAAACCCTACGGGACAAAGAGGACGAAGTGGAGGAGATGCGGCGCAGCGGCATCAATGTGCTTTCCGCTAACATGACGGTGCTGGAACTGATGTTGAAATTTGCGGAGATACGAAAGCTATCTATAAGGAAAAACACGAGGGCGAACGCCAAGTGTATCATCTCGGTTCTCAAGGAGCACCCAATCGCGGACAGAGATATTTCGTCCGTTACCAGGAGCGAAGGAAAGATGTTTGTAATAGGCCTGTACGAAGATGGCTATGCTTACGGCACAATAGAGAATTTCAAGGTCGCACTGCTTCAGGCGTTTGGGTCTGCCTGTGAGGACAAGCTTATCGCTGAAAATCCTTTCCGATTCACGCTATCCAAGGTGATCCCGAAAGAAGAAAAAGAAAAAGCGATCCTGACGGAGGAACAATACGAAAGACTGATCGACTTTTGCCGCGAAAACAGAAGATTGACAAAGCATCTCGATGAGGTAATAATATTACATGAGACCGGGCTGCGCGTAAGTGAATTCTGCGGATTGACCGTGGATGACGTGGATCTCGAGAGAAATGTTGTGCGAGTGGAGCATCAGTTGCTCTATTACACCGGGAAATTGTTCATCGAAGCCCCCAAAACAAAGCAGGGGGTGCGAACGATCCCGATGTCTGCGAAGGCAAAAGAAGCTTTCGAGCATATGATCGAGATTCGCCCTCGGCTGGATAAGGAGCCGGTTGTGGATGGGTACAGCGGATTTTTTCAGATAACGCCATACGGCAAGCCAAGGCGAACACCGAGTGTCGAAGCCAACCTGAAAAAAATCATAATGAAATACAATGAGTCTCATCCTCAGGATACCTTACCGCTCATCACACCGCATTCACTCCGACATATGTTTTGTACCAGACTTGTGCTATCAGGAATGAACCTGAAAGCCATACAGTATATTATGGGGCATAAGAAGATGGAGATGACCCTTGAACTCTACAGTCACATGAACGAGAAAAACGCTATCAAAGCGTTTCGGCACTATATGGCTTCTGACACCAATTTTGACACCAATTCCCATAAAAATATGTAGAGTTATAAGGAAATACGTGAATATAGGAAATGGAGGAAGAAAAACTGACAACATGAAAAATGACTGTATTTCGTCTGAAAATACGATGGGTCGGTATTTTTTGAGGCATCTTGAAGATGCTGTATTTTTGTGAAAAAGGGTAGTAAAATTATGGAAACAAGTTATTTGAAAACGCTGGAACTGGACAAGATCATTGCCCGGGCGGCGGAGGGCTGTGTGTGCAAAGAGTCCCGCGAAAAGCTCCTTGCCATCGAGCCTCAGTGCGACCCCGATGAAGTGCGGTATGCGCTGGAACAGACCGATGCCATCAATTCACTGCTCATCAAGAACGGCTCGCCCCGCTTCGGTGGAGTAGAGGGCGTCAGTCAGCTGGCCGCCCGCGCCGTCAAGGGCGGTGTCCTTTCAATGGGTGAACTGCTGATGGTGGCCGGTGCGCTTCGCAACTTTCAGAACCTCGTCAGCTGGTACGGCTCTTCGGAACACGATGCACTTCCGACGGATGACTTATTCTATGCGCTGGCTCCTCAGCCGGGCCTTGAGCAGCAAATTTCGAGTGCCATCCTTGCACCGGATGCGATGGCAGATACGGCATCGCACACCCTGAACGACCTGCGCAAGAAGATTCGTGCGACTGAAAACAGCATCCGCGACCGTCTGGAAAGCATGGTCCGGAATATGGACACCTCCAAGTACTTACAGGAGAGCGTCGTCTCCATCCGAAATGGCCGGTATGTCGTTCCTGTCAAAAGCGAGTATCGCGGAGAGGTGAGCGGTATCATCCATGACGTCTCGTCTACCGGTGCGACCGTCTTCGTCGAGCCTCAGGCTGTTGTGGAGGCAAACGCACGCATCCTTCAGTACCGCGCACAGGAAGCCCAGGAGATCGAGCGTATCCTGGTAGCATTTACCGGTCAGGTCGCAGCCATTGAGCCGCAGTTCCAGTACAGCTATAAGGCCATGCTGGAAATCGACGTCCTGCTTGCAAAAGCCCGCCTTGCACTGGATATGAAGGCGTTCAAACCCACTGTCCGGACGGATACGTCGTTCTCGCTCATCCGGGCGCGTCATCCGCTCATCGACGCAAAGAAGTGCGTTCCTGTCGATATTTCGCTGGGCAGGGAATATGATTCGCTCATCATCACTGGCCCCAACACCGGCGGTAAGACCGTCACTCTGAAAACGGCCGGTCTGCTTTGCGCGATGGCACAGTGCGGCTTCCTCATCCCGGCGGATGAGCGCAGTGAGATCTGTGTCTTCGACGAATTCCTCGTGGACATCGGCGATGAGCAGAGCATCGAGCAGAGCCTGTCCACCTTTTCCGGTCATATGAAGAAGATCACCGGCATCCTTGAGCTTGCCATGCCCCACACGCTGGTGCTTCTGGACGAGCTTGGTGCCGGTACTGACCCGGCGGAGGGTGCGGCACTGGCTGTTGCCATCATCGAAGAGCTGCGCCGTCGCGGTGTGCTCCTGATGGCCACAACGCACTATGCAGAATTGAAGGTGTTCGCTCTCGAGACAAAGGGCGTCGTCAACGCCAGCTGCGAGTTCGATTTGGAGACGCTGCGCCCCACCTATAAGCTCAGCGTCGGCGTTCCGGGCAAGTCCAATGCTTTCCTTATCAGCGAAAAGCTTGGCATCCCGGAGCGGGTCATTGAGGCGGCACAGCAGCATCTGTCCGCAGAAGACAAGCGCCTGGACGCCGTTCTGGGCCAGCTGGATGATTTGAAGCTCCAGCTCAAAGCCAGTCAGGACGAGGTGGAAGGCCTGAAAAACGAGGCCGCCCACCAGCTGGATGCAGCCCGTCAGAAGCGCGATGAGCTTATCCAGCAGGGCGAGAATGAGCTGGAAGCTGCCCGCGCCAAGGCCCGCGCACTGGCGCAGGAGGTCGAGAGCAAGGCTTACGCTCTAACGGATGAGCTGCGCCAGATCCAGAAAGACGAGCGGATGAGCACCCAGCAGAAGGCCCAGCGCGCCCGTGAGATCGCCAAGAAAGAGTCCGAAAAGCTCTTTATGGGGACTGAAGTGGTACACAACCCGGTCAAGGAGTTCGTGCCGCTGAAAGAAGTCAAGGTAGGGCAGGAGGTCTGCATCGCAGAGCTGAACCAGCTGGCTACCGTGCTCTCTCTGCCGGATAAAAACGGCGATGTTCTCGTACGGGCCGGCATCATCAAGACGAAAGTGCCGCTCAAGGGCCTCAAGCAGCCGGAAAAGCTGGTCAAGGAGACGAAGCCTCAGACCAAGGCACAGCAGCGTTACTCCCGCCTGACCGGCGACGCTAACCGGCCCAATGGCAGGGTAGAGCGCGTACAGCGCACCGCAAAAATGGAGTGCAACCTGCTGGGTCTTACCGTAGACGAGGCGCTGCCGGAGGTGGATTCTTTCATCGACCGTGCGATTTTGAACGGCCAGACTGTGGTATATCTCATCCACGGCAATGGTACCGGCGCACTGCGCACTGCTATCCATAAGCACCTGCGGGGAAACCGAATGGTCAAGAGCTTCCGTCTGGGCCGTTACGGCGAGGGCGAGAGCGGCGTGACCGTCGTCGAGCTGAAGTAAGCCGATGGCAGGACGTTCAAATCCAAGACACGCACGCCGGAGAAAACAGTGCGGCCCGTCCACTGCGACGGTCATCGGCCTTTTGGTGTGCGTCGTCTGCTTCAGTGCAGCATTTTTCCTTTGGAAAGCAGCGCTGTTCGGCTCCGGGCAAAATGAGAGCGGGGAAGAACCTTTCCGGCCTGTGGTGGGCGACCCGCCCTACCGGGTCTGCATTGATGCCGGCCACGGCGGAAGCGACCCGGGCGCAAGGGGAGTCGTCGAAGAAAAAGAGATGACGGCCCAGACCTCCGAGGCTCTGCTTGCGCTGCTGGAGGCCGACCCTAATTACATCCCGCTGCGTTCCCGTGAAAGCTATGATGTCACCGCAAAGCCCAGCGAGCGGGCAGAGGCCATCAATGCCCAGAGCCCGCAGCTGCTGCTGTCCATCCACGGCAACTCCGCGCCGGAGGGTTCTGCCGCTGCAGGCTTTGAGTGTTATCCGTCCGTCCCGGGCCGTACATGGCATCAGGAGAGCTATTACTTCGCGCAGCAGCTGGCGCAGGGAATGCAGGCCGCAGGCGCAAAGCTCCGCGGCCACGGCGGCATCCGGTACATTTATTATCAGGGCGAGGTAAAGCAGCTTGTAGAGAGCACCCATACCGAAGTAAGGGACGAACGAAGCTTTACCTTATTGGAAGATGTAAACTGTCCGGCGGTTCTGGCAGAACAGTGCTTTGTGACCAGCGAAGAGGACGTTGCACAGTTTGGCAGCGAAGAAGGCTGTAAGACAGTGGCGCGCGCTTACTATGAAGCGATCTGCGCGTACTTCGGAACACAGCCGCTGGATACACCGCTGTAA